AGTATTTCTGCGCTGTTATTATTTGTATCATGTTCAACAGACATACTTTCTATGTCTTCATTAATAGAGTTAATAAGTGTGTTAAGCGCATTTATCTGTGAGTTACTATTAGATATTTGAGCTTGAATACCGGAGACTTTTTCTTGTGTATTCTGTATCTCTTCTATCTGAGCGTTTATCTTGCTATACTCGTCTTTGAGTTTTGTAAAGCCGTCATTAGTATCTGTCAAGCACTCCTGCTTTTTATCGACAATATCACACTTAAAGCTTTCTTCTATATTTTGTTTGCACGTAGGGCAGTCATCATGATCGCGATAGAACTCTATCTCATCTTCTAGTTTAGAGATCTTATCTTGCAGTTTGTATTCGAAATGCTCGAGCTTCTTTTTCTTTTCTTTTACTTTTACAATGTCGTGCTTTGTTTGCTGTAGAGCTTCTACTTGTTGCTGTAACTCTTCGGCGTTATCAACGTGCTGCTTTTTGTCTGTTTCAGCCTTAGCTATTTTAATTTTACTCTCGTTTATTCTCTTCTCGGTATTATTTTTAAGATCATTAATATGGCTTTCTTGCATTTCTATTTTTTGCTCTGCAAGATCAATCTTATGATCAACATCTATTATACCGCTTCTATTTTTTGACGCCTTCTCTTTTAGCAGAGTATTCATAGTAGAGAATATCTGTATATCTAATAAGTCCTCGATAACCTCTCTTCTGTGCTGGGACGGTAGCTGCATAAACGGTACAAAGGTGCTGCTACCTAATACGACAATCTGACTAAACGACTTATGATTAAGCTTAAGAATATTCTTCTCGAGCATCTCTTGATAATCTTTCGCGGCCGCGTCTTGATTAATAAGCTCATTATCCCGATATACTTCGAACCGAGATGTGCCGTATTTGTTTATATGTCGTACAATTTTATAGTTATCTTTACTAATTGAAAACTCGACATGCACTTCTGCTTCTTTACTATTGATAGAGTTAACTAGTTGTTTTTTATTAATTTTTCTGAATGGCTTGCCGTATAGAGAGAATGATAGGGCATCTAGAATAGTAGATTTACCTGCTCCATTTTCTCCTATGATAAGAGTAGTTTTACAGCTATCGAGCTTTACTTCAGTAAATACATTTCCTGTACTTAAGAAGTTTTTCCATCTAAGATATTTAAAATAAATCATATATTACGCACTTAGGTTATTGATAGAGCTTCAGAGTACAACTCTTTAATTGTAGACTCAAGTTTACCTTTACTTACGCTCACATCAAGCGCATCAACGTATTTGTGAAGAATGGTTAATGTATCTTCTGCTTCGTTTACTATATCATCATCTGACTCAAGATCTAAATTCAAATGATCCTCTACTACCTGTACATGAATCGGACCTGCCTTCTCTAGCTTCTCAATGAACATATCGAACCAATAAGGGTTTGTCTTTTCTGACACTATTACCTTAACATACGAGCCAGAGAGCGTCCCGAAGTCTTGATTAACAACTTGCTCCATACTCTTTTCTTGATCATCATAATGAACCTTATAAAACATTCTATATGGATTTTGTATAAAAGTCAACTCTCTCGTATCAGTATCGAAGATGTGAAAGCCTTTCGGATCATCATAATCTGACCACGTCATCTCATATGGACATCCGAGGTAGTTTATATTACCTGTCGTAGACTTAGTATGATAATGTCCAGTACAAACTATATCAAACTTCTTTAACCAATCATCTGCCATACCGTGATGTATGGCCTGACCTTTATACATCTGATAACCGGATAGCTCCAAGTGACCAAACAATACTTGAGCTCTTGTACTAGCACATAACTCGAATACCTCTTCTTGATTCTCACTGCAAATCCAGGGAAGCATAATAATCTCGAGATCATCGAACTGTGTTACTTCAGGCTTGTTGTATATACGAATAGTATCATAATGCTCAGCAAGAAGGTTCATTGAATTTATTTCAAGTGTATTCTTGTAGAAGGAATCATGGTTACCAACAAGCGTATGTAAGTTGTAATTGTTATCGTCGATAGGGTCGAAGAACATTCGCTTAGCGCGGTCTAGAGACACGAAGTTAATATATTTTCTTCGATCAAACGTATCGCCAAGATCGATAATAGTATCGATACCATGCTCTTTAAGATACGGAAAGAATGTATTAGAGTAGAATTTCTCTTGATAATCTGCAAACGCAGAGTTATCGTTCCTCACACCAAAGTGAAGATCGGTAATTAATGCAAGCTTCATTACGTTTTTTTCTCACGCTTCTTAACTTTCTTACGTTTATTCTCTTCAAAATCTCTAATGAAATTAACCATATACTCTTCAGACCACTCACTCTGTTTGATTGAGTCGTTAAAGTTAGTTCCAGTATCATGCGGTTGAGAATCAGAGACAAGATTCATTAGATTGACTTCTTCCGTAAGCTTATACTTTGTATAGAGTAGCTTCTTTTCTTTTTGAATACGGCGAAGGAACGCAAACCATATGATCTGCGTAAAGTAGGCGAACGGATTATTAGACTTATCAGGGTTAAAGTTGTCTATATATTGCAGGCAGTTTTCAATACCATCTGCGATCATCTCGTCCTTGAATGTATAGTTAACGAAGTTAGGTTTACGAGCAAGATGAGTAGAGATTTTCATCACGCATTCGCCGACATAGTTAGGAACGCGAGGCCTAGGTTCACCTTTCTCTTTCGCTTCCGATACTAAGTCGCGGTACGTTACCAAAGCCGCTAAGAAATCTTTATTATTAACGTATTGGTTTTTTCGCTTCTTTACTACTTTTTCTTCAGACATAATAAACCTACAAATAAAAATATTATAGTATAGTTAACGTGATAAGTCAACTAATGTATTGTACTCATTTCATCTTCACCGAGTTCATCCATATAGTCGACTAGTTCATCCCAATCATCTTCTTTATCTAGTATATCACCGTCATCGTCGTAGTCGAAAGTTCCGCTCTCTAAATCTTCAACACTTTCAGCGTATAGTTGATGCATAGACTCTGATGGAGCCACGTTTGCAACAATGTGGTATGTTTTTATCTTATGGGTTGTAAACATACTCTCAACCCATTTTGTAGCAACCATTGATACAGATCCATCAGTTTTATTTAAGATAGAAAATATTAACGGCTGCTTTAACGTGGCGTACTTTTTCAGTTTATCCAGCTCGACATCTGCCATTACTGTCTCGCCGGTAATGAGCTTCAACAACCTTATACCAGACTCCATTTACTACTCCAGATTAATCTTGTAAATTTTATACTCGAACTGTTCCTCGTTATATATTTTAACTCTTTCGTATAGATGTTTCAAGGTATAATTTATTTTCTTTTTGTATTGTAAATTATCTGCAATATCGTATAACGTACATACCGTCTTTGAACCTGACTTTCTTAGTCCTCTACCGATCGATTGTAGATTACGTATTCTTGATTTCGACGGGGAGGCAAATATAACATTATGCAGACTCTTAATATTAATACCTGTACTAAATGTACCGTATGATGCTATAATTATTGCATTCTCTTCTTGCTCTGTAATTGAACGAATACTCTCTCTTGTCTCTGCATCCGTACCGCCAAATACAAAAAATACTTTTCTACCTTTAGATACTTTACTGTTAATCAATGTGTATAGTGGCTTACCGTGCTTCTCCACATACTGAAATAGCACTAATGTGTTGCCGTCTAAAGATTGTACAAGATTGTTTATAAACCTGTTTCGCCTTTCATTTCTTACAATGAAGTCCATTTCATCCTGGAAGTTAAGAAACTTATTGGCCTTGCAAACTTCTTCTGAGTATTTAAGCGCTAGTATTTTAATTTTAAGATCTGCTACAGTGCCTGCGTCGATCAGATCTTTAGTCTTAACAAAGGATTTAACTTGACCGAATAATCCCTCTAGTACAAGCTTATGTGTTTCGGTACCGTCTAATGTACCTGTAAACCCGAACCTATACTTACAATCAGTAAGCTTAGTCATAATATCAGTTAACGATTTAGCTTTGAAGAGATGAGCTTCGTCCCCAATAACTACACCAAACTGGTCAAACCATTTCTTGGGCATCTTGTATATTGACTGCCAGGTAGTTACTACAATATTTTCTGTTATGTTTTCTTTATCAACACCTGCGGTTATCAGCTTACACTCTTCTCCGTAACCGTATGACTTAAAGTCACCGGACATCTGGTGAACAAGAGAGACAGTAGGGACAACTACGAGAACCCTTCGCTCTTGAAAGAACTGGGTGAGTAAGTATATTATTAACGACTTACCTGACG